CCCGGTATTGCTCCGGCGCCTCTTCAATCGCCACCAGCACCTTTGTGCGGGGGATTTTCCTCGCGAATAAATCGCGGATCAGGCCGCAGGCGCGCAGGTCGAACTGCTCTAAATCGCGTTGTTCCTGCGTCCAGGCGCCTCGATTGAATGGTAGGCCGGGTGGTAGATAGTCCGATTGCCCGGCCATGGTTTATGCCCTCGATTCGGCCGCCAGACGGCGCATGACGTCTTTTTCGCGTGGGGGTAACCCACTTGCCACGCTTTTCTGTATCTCGCGGCGTACGGCCGTTATAGGCTTCAGGATGTGCAGCACCCTATCGAGGGGCATGCGGAGCATCAGCGCGATGCACTCGGGAGAACGCCCCAGGCGCTGCAGCTCGTAGATACCGGTCATCACCCAGCGGCCGTAGCTGATACGGTCACCGATTTTGACGATCGGGCCGGATTCGGCTGCCGGCCGGGCGACGCGCTGGGGTTTCGGAGGTGGGCAGTACGGCGCGCGGGAACGGGCGCGGGCCGCCTGGTTGATGCGGTCGAGAATCGCCGGCGCGTGGTCGCAGCCGTCATCCATCACAAACCGCTTATCGCGGATCATTTCGTTGATAGTGCTCATGGTCTTTCCTCGTTTTGGTCGTTCAAGCGCTGGTCAGGCGCCGGTTAAAAACTCTTTGTCGCTTCGTTCTTGTCGGCGTAACGCCGCTCTCTTGCTTGCCCGGTTTGCGCCCGGCGCGCGGCCTCCTCGTCGGTTATGTCTCTGATATATCCGTTTTCCAGTAGCGCATACGCGGTTCCAGTAGCGCCCTCGCGGTTCAGGCGCAAAATCACTTCCATCAGCTGCGGGTCGGCGCCTTTGGTGTATACGGCGTCGCGGTACAGGCCGATCCACACGTCGCAATCTTGCTCAATCTGGCCGGTGTCTTTACTGTCACTCGGCACCGGGCGCTTGTCAGCGCGGTCTTCGAGTTTGCGGTTTAGCTGGGTCAGCAGCAGCACCGGGCAATCCAATTCCTTGGCCAGGTTTTTCAGGCCGGTGGTGATATCGCCATACGCGATATCACGGCGCTCGGCTTCCTCGGCTTTCATCAGGGTCAGGTAGTCGATCGCCACCAGCCCCACCGTGCCGCGCTGGCGCTTCACTTTGCGGCACTCCGCCACGATGTGCGCCAGCGTTACGCCCGGCGTACTGTCGATCATCAGATTTGACTCGGCCAGCTCGGTGGCCTTGGCCATGGCGCGCGCCATATCGCTGTCGTCGTGGGCGCCAACGTAGAAAATCTCCGATTTCACGCGAGCTTCCTGTGCGACCATTCGCTCGATGATCCCCCGGTCGGTCATTTCCAGGCTGAAAACGAGCGTCGGCAGTCGGTGGTTCAGCGCAAAGTGCGCGCTGATTTTGTTGTAGAGTGCGGTTTTGCCCATCTTCGGGCGGGCACCCACCACAACCAGCGCGCCACGCAGCACCTGTTTCGGGTACATCAGCCGGTCGAGACTCTCGATCCCCAACGTCAGGCCGGCGGCGCTGTCCGGGTCTTGGAACCGGCGATCCATCTCGTCCACCCATTCGCCGATCACTTCCCCCGCAGCGCGCAGGCCGCCGCGTTTGCCGGTTCTCGCATGGTCGGATACGGCGGTGATCATCTGCTGTACGCTGGCCAGCTTGTTCGCCGCGTCCATGCCGTTGTTGGCGCCCACCAGCTCAACGCAGGCGTAAAGCTTCTCCAGCGCATAGCGGAGAACAGCTTTCTCTCGCACTGCATGCGCATAGCTGACCATCGCCGGGACGCTGGTATTCCTGCCGGTTTCCGCCAGGTACGCGAACCCACCTACCTGCTCCAGTACGCCCTTGCTCTCGAGTGAATCGCTCAGAGTGATCAGGTCAGTCGGTCTGCTGGCGTTCACCAGCGCGCGCAGCTCGGTGAAAATTATCCGGTGCGCCGCCAGGTAGAACGATTCCGGTTTCAACAAGCCGAACACTGCCGCCGCCCTGTCGTGCTCAGTGTTGTGCATCAGGCTGCCGAGAATGGCCTGCTCAAGGTCGATGTTGTACGGCGCGGCCGGCAGGTTATCGATCATCGGCGCGGCCCTCTTTCACGGCGACATAGCAGCGCTCGGTGATCAGGTAGTCGAAGTTTTTGCGGCGCCACTGACCGCCGCGGCCGTTCGGCCGGTCTTCCAGCATCCACCGGCAGTTCTCGGCGATAAACTGCAGGTATGCCTGCCAGCGGGTTTCGTTGAACTTGAATTTCTTCCAGAAGTTACGCAGCGTGCGCTTACGGGTATCCGTCAGGATCTGCACCGTCGCCATTTCCGGCAGCGTAGCGTGATAGGCTTCGAGGATTTTTTGATAATCCATCCGATCGGCCTGCGGCTGTTCAGGGTGATCAGCGCCAGCTGATCCACCATCAGTAATCTCTGTAGTATTCTCTGTTGTATTCTCTTGTAACATTTGGTCATTTTGACCAGATGAGAACTGGTCATTCTGACCACATGCCATTTGGTCATTTTGACCAGATGCATTTACGCAACTTAGCTTTTCCAATTGGTCATAATTTATCGCGTACCACTTGGTGCGGGTGTACGGATCATTCAGCAATTCGCGGTGCAGTTTCGCCGACAAAATAAGCCCTGCAGATTCCAGACTGGCCAGCGTGCGCTTGATGGTGCTGTCAGACCAAAAAACTAATTCTTCTGACCACTCAGCCGCTGTTCTGTAAAACCAGACGCGTCCGCCGTGCCGGTGTTCAGAACGGCTTAACCAGTAGTGGATCTGCTGCAGCAAGATAGCTTCATTCAGCCCAATCTTGGCCGCTAGCGACGGCATAACCAGCAGCGGTGGCTCGTTTATCAGAAGCTTGGAAGTGTTCATCGTCAGATCCCCAGCGCGTCCGCTATCTGTCGGCACGCGTCCTGGTACTGCTCCGGCGATAAATTGAGTTGGCGCAGCGCGGCCTTGCTCTGCTCGTATTGTTCCCAGACCGACAGCGCAGCAGCGCGCCGGCCTTCAAAAATTGGCTCGATCTCTTCCCGGTGCGCTGGCGCGCCGTTCAGCTTGTAGCCGTTCCGCCAGGTGATGCGGTCGATTGAATTGAGCATTGGTCTTTCCTCGGTACAAAGTTTTTACGCGGCGCTGGTCAGGCGCTGGGTTTCCTGCAGGGCGACAAGTGCGCCGGCAATGCGCTGCGGCGTGTCACAGGCGCCGAGCAGGATTGCGATAATCGCGGCGGCAAATTCTCGGATGGCCACCGAAAGCAAATACTGTTGAGTTGGGCCAGCCAGTCGTGCGCGCCGTTCCGCCGGCAGCGCGGCGAGCATAGCGTCGGCCAGCTCCTGCACCTTCTCACGCGCAGCTTTCGACTCGCTGCGCATGTGGCGAAATATCGCCTGCCGGTTGGTGTTGATCGCTCGCCAGTCGGCGGCGCCGGTTTCATCCTCGATCGGATATAGCCGAACCCGGTCACCGTCGGCGCCAAGCTGGAACCATGCGCGGGTGATCTCGATGGCAACGTGTTCCTGTCCCTGCTCCGCCGCCCAGCCCACGATCTCGTTTTTCAGTTTCTCGATGTTTTCCACTTCGCGTCTCCTGTCGCTCGAAAACCAATTTTGCTTAATCGGATTTCGGTGGGGTTGGTTGTTAAGCTGCATCCGTTGATTTCGGGTGCTGGTATGCCGCGGGGTCGTAAGACAGCTCACCATCAGTTAAGCGATCTAAACGAGCAGCGCGTCGTTCGGGAATTTGCTTCCCCCAACGCGATACTGAAGCCTGCGAAACACCCGCGGCTTCAGCGAGTTTGGTTTTATTTCCGAAGAATTTAACTGCGTCTTCAGTAAGCATTCTTGCCTCCCGTGATTAACATTTGTTTGAAAATTACAACTTAACAAAAGCTAAGTCAAATTAATTTATAGTAACTGGATGAAAATGACCTCATTAAGCGACCGCATGAAGATGCGCAGGATAGAACTGGACATTTCACAGCAGCGACTAGCTGACGCTGTGAAGGTTTCTCACGTCACAGTTTTTAAATGGGAGAACGGAGACACTGAACCGAAAGGCAAAAACCTTTTTCTGTTGTCTAAGGCTCTACGCTGTACTCCTACCTGGTTGCTTTACGGTGATGAAGATCAAACCCCACTCCCTGCCGATCAGCTGCCTGTAGAGCTTGACGAGCGACAAACAAAGCTCATCGAACTATTTGATTCTCTTCCTGAATCAGAGAAAGATCGACACTTGGCTGATCTCGAAGCCAAGGTCAACGACTTCAACGCTCTTTTCGAAGAACTTTTGACCGCAAGAAAAAACTCAAAGAAAAAATAATCTAAATCTCAATTAGTTATACGCCGCCATGCAAAAACTTAACTTTTTGCAAGTAATATCCATTGACCATTAACTTACCTTTAGTTAAGCTAATTTCCATCAACAGCGCACTAACCCTGCAGCGGTTGTTCAGAAATGTTCCGCCAGCCGGGCGATACGCGGCAAAGGATTTTGATTTGAAACGCTCCCCACCTGACGGCGCATAGCACTGAATGGTGTGTTTTCCGAGTCCCATAGGGAGTTCATGGGCCGGCCGGCCGAGGCGCGTAAACGGGCAAGCCTGATGCTCGATAAACCCGGTTAAACAGTGCCGTCCGCTCCACGTTACGGAGCACACAACGGCGTGAATCATTTCCAGCTCATCCACTATTGCGAGTGGATCGGTTACGGAAGCCACACAAGCCAGCACGCAAACTGGCCCGAGTGGAGTTAAGCACGGGGATCCTTACCGGGAGAGTGAAGACTCGGGGAGATGGTTCACACCGTTGTGGCAATTGGCCAGAGGCTTCGGGGCGTTGCTTCTGACCACCACAACCACGTTATTGCTGTGTGTAGTCTTTCGCCCCGCGCGCCGGGGCAATTTTTTCACACAACAAATTGAGGAAAGACCAGCGGCCTGACCAGCCTGACAGCCGGGAAAGACCGGCAACCACCAGACGTAAAAAAACCCGCCGAAGCGGGTTCTTTTACCCCGGAGCCGACCAAAGCAACCGGGAATGATACAGGGGACCAACCCTGTATCGAGGAAAGACCAATAACCCATGGAGCTACTGATCAGCTCCGATTATATCAGGAGTCGCTATGAAAGCACTACAGATACCCGTCACGCTGTTTGTCCATGCAACAACCTTCCCACTGACCGAAGGATTCGCGGTTAGCACCGCTGATATGACTTCATTCCGTGGTTATGTTCTGCTGGAAACTCGCCAAATCCACATCGACGTTAACCAGCCTGAGCCGATCGACATCATCGGGAAACAGGTTGAAGCGTTGAAGCTGGAAAAAGCCCGTCTGGCCGACGCCACTTACAAACGCATTGCCGAGATCGACGATCAGGTGCAGCAGCTGCTTTGCATTGAGCACTGCCCTATCGAAGCCGACGAACTCCCGTACTGAGGGCGCGGCCATGGATATCGAAATGGATAACCTGAAATCAGAGCTGGTGCTGTGGTATGGAGTCGATCCAGCAAGCCAGCGCGATCAGTTCGAAGCCGCGGCGACGCACGGCTATTCCGACGAGGCGATCGAGGTTTTCACCCACATCGACGGCAACGCCGCCGACACCCGAGACCGCCTGCTGATGGCCGTAATGATGGCGACGCCTGACACCCTGCAGCAGCGCCAGCGTGAGCTTTACAGCTGGTATTGCGACAATGTGAAAGCCGTAGCGCGCGAGAAGTTTTAACCCACCCCGGCGCCTGACCAGCGCCGTTTTTAACAGAGGAAAGACCAAAAATGCCTATCTACATTTCACTTTTTGAGCCGAAGAAAAAGGCTCTGGTTAACGGCGCGGTGGCGCTGGTGATCGCGCTTGATGCGCCGAACAAGAAAGCGGCCGAGGGTATCGCGATCGGCAAGCTTTACGAAAAATATCCTGAAAGCGTTGATAACTTTTTCGGGGCGAAAACCGTCGAAGATCAGACCGGCCACCCTCGTCCGGCCGTCGGTCAGTTCGATGAAAAATTTGCCGCTGAGAACGTATTCGACGGCAGCGCGTGGACGCCAAAAGAGCCAGAGCCGGAAGTGCCGGCCGGCCCGGTCGATTTGATGGCTCAGCCTGCGGATATTCGGATCGCCGCAGTCGTCATGTACTGCAACACCGAGATCGATAACCATCAACTTTCGATGGCTGCGGATTTCATCAACGACGAAGAAACCCCGGACGATACCGGCATGCGCGACCTGATCACTGGCCTGCAGTCGGTAAAAGCGGTCGGTGCTGTGTCCCCCGAGGCGATTTTACGGCTGGCGCAGGCTGTCATTCAGAGCTTTGGGGATGATATGCCGTCGCATGATGATGTTGTCGAGTTTGCTCAGGCTTGGGTGGATAATCCGCGCGACCGTGAAAACCTGACGCCAGCCAGCACCAGCACCGACAATGCCGGCGGCGCGGCCGACTACAACACCCTGAGCATGCACACAGCACTGTCAATCATGGGCGTTAATCCTGCAGAAGCGAAGGCGGCTGACGTGAAGAACGCCAAAGAGATTATCGCCAACCGCGATAACGCCTGGCGCGCGTGGGACAAAACGCTGCGTGTGATCGTCGGCATTCTCAACGTCGAAACCGATGTGCGCCACAGCATCATTTCCGACGGCCTGAAAAATCTCAAGCTGATCAGCGACGACGCCGAACGCCTGCACTTTGTGAAATCCCGTCTTGCTGGCCACCCTGCATGCGCCGAGCTGACGGACTATGGCAAGGACGACGAGAAGCCGGTCGAGGTGGCCAACCTTGGCGGCGGCCGCTTTTCAATCGACGGCCTGATCGGCAGCGGTGAG